ACCACGAGTGCAAAAACACGCGCCACCGCGACTCTGCGCCAACTGCACATACCGTAAGTCATAATGTTGCACTTTTCAAAAATTAGTATTATCTTTGTTGCACCAACAACAAAAGGTAATGATTATGAAAAAGTTAGCAGTTGCATATTACAGGGTTTCAACAAAGAAACAGGCTGACCAGCGTCAAGAATACAGCGTCAAAGAACACTTTGGTAAAGAAGATTTTGAAATTGTACAGGTATTCCGTGAAACCATTAGCGGTGCAAAAAAGAACAAACCTGAACTGGCAAAAGCACTTCAGTATATTGAAGATAACAATATAAAGTACTTGGTTGCCAGCGAACTTACACGACTTGGGCGAACCAATGAAGTAATCAGCATCATTGACAGCTTGACGGAAAAGGGTGTTTGTGTCTGTCTGCAAAAGGAAAATATCAAGACCCTGAATGAAGATTTTACTGAAAATCAGAATTCATCATTAATCATAAATTTTCTGACTGGTATGGCTAAGAATGAACTTACCACTACCAGATACAGAACCAAGGACGGCAGAAAAAATGCTGTATTAAATCACCATCATTATGGTGGCGGGTCACGGGGTGTTTATGGTTATGATATAATCAAAAAGAAACTGGTTATTAACAAAGATGAAGCTGCCGTTGTACGGGACATATTTAACAAGTTTATTGAAGGTTGGGGTTACATTAAAATTGCGAACTACCTGAACGAAAAAGAAATTCCAACCAAACTTGCTTCACTTGGTAAGAAGATACGTTTACCGAATTCAGATGAATATTTTGAGGGTAACAGAACGGTCTGGACACGTTCATCAGTAAAGAACATTACTGAAAACCAGTTGTACATTGGAATACGGAAGTTTGACGGTATCACTTTTGAACAACCGGAATTACGAATAATAAGTGATGACATTTTTGATGTTGTTCAGAAAAAGAAGACTGAACACAAACAAGTGAATTCAGAGCTTAATTTTAAGAAAAGGTATTCCTACCTGCTGGACAATAAAATAATCAGGTGTGGCGAATGTAACAGGCATTTTACAGGCATTTCTTCAAAGAATATGTACACCTGCACACAAAACAAATATGGCAGGTACTGTGAAAATGAAAACCTGAATATGGAAAAGTTTGACCAACTCATTAAAGACTTCATTACCACAAATTACCGGAATTTGGTTTTTGATACTGAAAGCCTGAAAAAGAAAGTTCATAGCATTGACACCGAAAAGAGACAGGCAGAAAAACAATTGCAGACACTACAGGGTAAGCGTGAAAAGTACATTGAAATGTATGCTGATGGTACACTAACCAAAGAAGCTATGCAAAAGAAAATCAGGGCCTGTGATGATGATATTGAAACATATGAAGCAAACGTTATCAGATTATCAGACGACTTGACAACCTACCGGCTTCAATTATTGGAAAATACAGCAGCACAACTATCGCTGGATAAAAACCATGAAGCTGAAAATTCAGCAGTTGACAGTGCTGTTATTCATAGGTTGATTAAAGAAATTAAGGTTGGTAAAAGAACAGATGGAAAACGGCAGATAACTGTAAGAATGGTTAATGATGAACTGCATTTTTTGGGATTTTAATGTAATTTTAATAGATACAAAACGTAATTACATATATCATATAAATTTTAAAATCAGAATAGCAATGAACGAAGTAAAAAGTAAAATGCAGGTTATTCTTGATTTGGCTAAACGCCAGAATTCGGAATTATCACCTGAAAATTTGAATTTTGCAATTAACCTTGCAGAATCTGTTAATAAAACCATCAAGTTCATTTGGGACATTTATAACAATTTAAATGGCGGTGCACCAAATGAAATTCAAAAGTACATCCAAGCAAAACTAAATGATGTAAGTGATGATATGGGTAAATTGAATGGCATTGTAACCAAGTTAAGGAACAATAAAAACAAAATACCCCATCTGGAACTGGTTTATGTCTTGTTCGAAAAATATTACAATGATGTTAATATTCTTATGACACTAAATTAAATCCAGAGTATGAAGAAATTAAGAGGGTGTTAGAGTTATCTGACACCCTTTTTTTGTGAGATTTAATAGAATGTCACGGTTCAATACCCAACACAAGTAAAGGAACTGGCGGACTATTTCTACCTTGACGCATTACATTGTAAACTTCACCTTCATAATAAGCTACACCACTACTCATTTGCGACTGCATAGCTTTTGTCGGTAAAACCTCAATTCCAAGGTTGATTTTACCACCAGAATAAAACAGCATATGTTTCACAAAAAGGTCGAATGCGACAAATGAATATTTCCCAAACTGCACTTCAACTGCAACTTTCTCCTTCACAAAGTCTGTTTGATTATAGCTGTAGATTGGTTCATTCTCTCCGTTTTCTATTAGGAACTTTCTTTGTTCTTTGGGTTGCATTGAAATACTCTTTTCCATGAGTTCACGGTTAAGAGTAATGTAATAATAATAATAACTTTCTTCCCAAGCTAACTGATAAAATGCATCATGCAATGCTGCATTGATTTCTGTGGGTGAATACAAGAGTTTGCCCATTTTGGTTTTTTCTTTGCTCACTTTTGTTTTGTACCGTTCAGCATCAATACTTTCAATCACAGTTCTAATTTCCTGATAAAGTGGCGTATGGTGGACAATTAGATATTCTTCACCATTTAAGTGTGAATACTTTTGCGTAATTCTCATTTCGTTTTACGTGATTGGTTATATTTTCCATTAACCTCTTTTAGTTCAAGCCATTCATCTGGAACTTTCGCAACCTTATCGTTTGCTGATGGTGTGTGAATTGGTTTGCCTATTGGTCGATATTTTAAATTTCCTTTTTTATACTCCACAATTCTGGTTTCAGAAACCATACAGTACTCTTTTTCTTTATCAATACCTATAGCATTACGATTATTTTTTAATGCTGCAAGAATTGTTGAACCAACACCAACGAATGGGTCAAGTACCCAGCTTTGTTCATTTGTTAGTGCCAAAACACACCTTTCAACCAGTTCAATTGGAAATTGGCAAGGGTGAACTGTCTTTTCGGGATGGTTTGATTTTACATTTGGAATATCCCAGAAACAGGTTTCAAAATCATTTTTAATTATTTCCCATATGTCACTTGGATTTTTACCAAGTGGGTTTCCTGATGGCAAACCCTTCTTTGCACCTTTAAATGACAATTTTCCCGGATATTTGGCAGGTACACGTACATTATCTAAGTTAAATATATAGTCATCCGTTTTGCTGAACCAAAGAATAGTTTCATATCTACCGCTAAAACGATTTGAAGCGTGTAAACCATGACCAAAATGCCAGACAATACGATTACGAAGTTTTAGACCGTATTTCTTGAAAATCTGATAGTAATATATATCTAACGGAAATACTTCACCCTTGTCAACATAATTACCAACCTGCCAGCATAAATTACCTTTGTCCGAAAGTGTCCGAACCATTTCAGCAATGATTTCTTCTTGCGTTTCAAGGTATTTTTCTATGCTTGTTTTGGTTTCATAGGATTTACCAACGTTGTATGGTGGTGAAGTAATTATTAAATCAAATTTCCCTTCTTCTATCCCTTTGAGAACCTTTAAACTATCACCGTTAAAAATCTTGTATGTATTGTTCTTGATTACATCTTCAAATATTGGTTCAAAACCCTTCATATCAACTTTATTTTCGAATCGTAAAAATAAAGTTATTACCTAAGTTTCTTAAATCAAAGACGATAAAATTATGAACACGTGAATTACAGAATATTAGAATGGTTATTCTTTTTAAAAGCCATATCCAACAAGACTTTTACCAGATAACCCGTTACCGCACCGATAATGGTAATAATGATGCTACTTACAACAGTTTCCCAACTTGGGAAATATGCTGTAATTTCTTTTATTTGACTTGCAGCACCCCCTGCCCCACCGACAACTGGTAACGCTTCACTGCATTTAGTGTATATTTTTTCAATCATATTCTGTTTTATATTATGTTCCAATTATTGATGGTAAAACGGTGTAGGTATCATTAATTGCTGTAAAGGCTTCCGTTCCTTTCTGCAAATACACTTCATATTCATACACATCAGGTGTAATTGCGTTGACTGCTGCCGGAACTGTAAAAGAAGTTGTGCCACTTGCAGTGATTGTGCTGCCTGTAACCGAATAAAAACCAGTGTTGCCGGTCAAAATCTTAATGTATGGTGTGTAGGTTGGTAGACTAATATCACTTAGTGTTGATACATTGACAGTTAAAAGCAGCGTATTGTTTTGATATACCTGTATTCCGTTCATGAAATCTGTTTATCATAAATACAGGAAATGCAATTTTAAAACGTTGAATTGACGTTGGTTTTCCAGTAATTGATTATTTCATACCATGCTGTTCTTTGTGCAGGTGTAAATGTTTTTCCCAACCAAAATGCACTTGTTGAAATATTAGATTTATAGACACCACCATTGGAATATCTGTTACCACCAATTACCAAACTCTGGTCAATCATAGCCACAGAATTGGAAGTACCAAAAGTGTATGTTGAAGGTGACTTATAAATAAATATTTGTGTTGCATTTGGTCTTTCGTTGTAATACAGATTTATTCCAGCATTGCCATTCCAAACTTTTTGTGCCATGCTATTGATAAATAGCCAAGGTCTTACTGCACCAATTTCCATTGTTCTAAAACCAATGAATGATGTATTTGCCTTATTATATGCACCAAAATTGTATGAGTTTGTAATTTCTGCCGTTAAATCGTCAAGTGAAAACGCAAAGTCATTAATTGTGCCAAAAGTACAATCAGTTGATGGTGTAAAGTTCAAATCAAGATAACTAACACCTAATGCTGTTTGCACCCCATATTTTGGTGTAAATGTTCCACCAAAGTTAGTAGCGTTATGTGCAGCATTTTTCCAATCAAGAAGTGATGCCTGTTCTGTATGCAAATCCCACTTGTGAAATTTATCCGTAATATCCCATATTCCGGCAGATTTTAAATCAGTAATCGTTTTATCAACAAGTTCTTTGAGTGCTGTTGATGGTTGAACCATCATTCTGCTAAATAATGCCGTTGCTTCTGGTGAATATGTGGGTTCGGAAATCGGTGAAATATAAATATTGTTGACATCACCACTTACCCTTGAATTGGTTGAAACACCTAAGACTTTTTCAACAGTGGCAACACCAACCGGATTTGTGTTTATAATATTTGAATTAAGTTTTAGCATATTGATTGAAGTTTAACACAACTCACAGCCACCACAGCAGAAACCATCCTGATATATACCAATATATCTGGTGTAAGTACTTGGTGATGTGATACAGACTGCATTATAACAGCCATATTCGCACAAGTTTTCGCACATTGTTGTGATATAAAAACAACCGTTACCACAAGCATTTGTACAGCCGCCAATACCAAACCAGCAAGCAGCTTCATTAGCAGTCCAGCATACATTTGATGTAACACAAACACTTGATGAACCATATGGTGTACCATCAGAATAGAAGCATAATTCTGTAACATTTGTATTCAAAAACGGTGTTATCTGTGATGTAACAAGTGCAGTACCTGCAAAATATATTGCACCAGCACCACTGCAAGAACAGGCTTTGATTTGAAGATAATCACCAGCCACAACTGGTAAACAAACATTGCCATTGCACCATAATCTTGTACTGGTAGCACAACATACGGTACTGATGCAACAACAGGTTGTGTTGTTCTTGATTAAATGCAATGTGAAATAACAAGCATTCCCGGCAGTTCCAGCATAACCATTTACGTAAATCTTGGAAATTGTACCATCAGTCGGAACATAAACACGGTGCTGGTTTGCTGTTGTTGTTAAAGTGTTGTTATTACCAAAATAATAGTTAGTTGCGTTTGTAAGTGTACCACTTCCATAGCCTTGGAACTGCAAAAACATAGTATCCGTAATACCTGATAAACTATTCACTTGCTTCCAGCTACCATCATTTGTAAGCACTGAAAGTCCGTCACAACTGTTTGGCGGTGGCACAAGACCACGACAAGTACAAGTAAAAGTTGGCAGGATATCAGCACCAGTAATATGACTGGTTTTATGATAGCAGCAAGCATAATTGCTATGGGTATGAGAACCACAAGCAATTTCAGTTGATGTTGTGCCGAAATCTGCCCTGATTGAAGTGCCAGTGATGCAAATGCCAGGACCTGCTGAATATGAAACACCAGTACCACCAGAATAAGTGCCACTGCAACCAATGGAATAACTGCCAATGACTGTTGTTGTTGGTGTTTGCCCATCCCTTCTAATGGGTAATATTTTCTGTTCTGATATATTGAGTGCCATAACTATAAACTTTCCCTTGTGTCTGTTAATTCAAGCATTTCCACATCCATATTTTCGTATTTGTCATTGTAGATGCCTGAACTGATGTAGAAGGCTTTGATTCCCATATATGTACTGTCTTTTATCAACATTGTATCCATCGTAAACAGGTAGTTCTTCACATCCAAAACACCTGACAATTTGAGCCTTGGTTTCTTGTATTGGCTGATAAAGGATTGTAGCACAAGTTTGGCAGTATTGTATGAAGTACCACCAGTGTCTGCCATGCTCCTGATAAGTCCTGATATATTCATTCCAATATTATATTGATGGTCTGTTTTAAACGCACCCCGACTGTTACCGTATGTTCCAGTGCCGCTTGTTGTTTTTATCTCAAATATGCTTTTTGCAGTAAGATTTGGTGATAAGTTTGCCTTCATCACCACCCCATCATTGCCAGTTGCTTTGCCTGTTCTCTGGTCAATCAATTCAACTTTTATATTTTTCAAGAAGATTACGTACAGATAAGTTGTATTTGGTCTGGCTTGACTGCTGAAGTATGTTTTTATGCTATCGTATATTGTAAGTTCAATGTTCCCCTGTAACAGTTCATCATATCCTGTATGTGATGAAGTGGGTGCTATTGGAATTAAAATACTTGCTGTTGTCCAAGTGTCGCTGATGTTGCTTTTTGTGTAATCGGTTGCACTTATTTCTGGTTGTCGCACAACAAAGGCAGTGCATTCAGTTGATGCATTAAATGATGTTGACCAACCACCACCAGCAGTTTTATAATACTTATCACCAACTTTGACAGAAATCGGAATTTTTAAATCATAAATCTGGTGTGACGTGCCGGAACAAAAGATATTCCAAGTACTGGCTTTTGTCTGTACATAAACATCCATTGACACCCTTATTTTCAGATTATAATCCATTGTGATATTGGAAAATGGGAATGTGTATTTCAGGGTGTTTCCAATACCATAGTTATTAAGCGTAAAGCCAAATGTTGGACTATCAGAATTCGTTTCTTTTACACCCAATTCATTATGCAAAGTACCGGTGGTTGTCCAACCATCAAATCTTACAGCCTCATTCTTGTAATAAGTGCTACCACCGCCACTGGCACTTGCAAATGAACCTTCAACCAGCCAGTTATCATTATCGTCAAAATCATATTTATATTCCGTGAAGGTGTAAGGATTATATTTCACCTGAACTTCAGAATATCCCGGAATGATATCCAATTGTGCACCTGTTTGAAACCAATTAAAGGTGCTGGCAGATAAATCAACATAACCATCAACTTCAGCCAGTGCACCTGAATCATAACCAATTACAGGTGATACACCGTAAAGTTTCCATTTGCTTGTGTCGTGCATATTTATTGGGTCATAGATAAAAATATCCTGCCCCTTGAATTTCATAACCATACCCCAACCACTTAAAATACTTTCAAGAACTTTTCTGCAAGACATAACAACACCAGTTTCATCAATGAAATTTTCTTGTGGTAAAAACAGGTGCAGGAAAAGATTCCGGCTATAATCTGTAATCCGCAAATCAGAACTGAAGAAAATGTTGGTAAATGTTATATTCAGTTTATTCAGTACAGTTCCGAAAATTGCGCTAATTGAAGTTGTTCCAGTGTAATATGTGTTGCCAGTGGTTCTGTATGGTATGTAATCCAAAACAGCTAACCCATCATTGCAATGTATTTCAATGGTTGTGTAATGGTCGGTGTAACCTTCAGAATAGATTTCGGCATTTACAAACCCCTGCCAAATTAGATTTGTTCCACTGTAAAGGCTGTTGTAAACCTTGACTATAAATTCCTGTGGGTTATCGGTGAATAGTTCCATTAATGTCATGGGAACAGCAACAACTTGGATTACCGCACCACTTCCAATTGTTGGTGAAAAGATGTTTTCAATGTCACCAGCAAAACTGATTTCAAGCGGATTCTTTCCGGCAGTCAGTTCAGTTATCGTGCCACCGGTATAGTTATTTTGAAGTATATCAATGGTTGTGTAGCTACCTGATAACCTTTTATACTGTATCCGATATTTGACGTTATAAGCCATTATCTGTACCCATTTGCGCCTCTGAAATAATTTTTCTGCACCCCAACAAGGTTACTGCCACGAATAATGAATTCAACAGAACCACCAGAATTATTGAAAATGTTTCTGGTTTGAGTATTGTTATAAACCCTTGAACCATTTGGTAATTTTACCAATTCCGCACCCTGTTCACCAACCAGTGCATAACCAGTGTTTGGCATTATCCCACCAGTTGCAAAACTTGGAATCATTGCATTAAATGCCGTTTTTGCAAGACCACCAGCCATTGCTGCCATTGCTGGTGCAATGATATACCCAAACGGTACTTTTGTTGACCAATCTTTTAATGCAGAACCAACCATTGTTGCAACAGCTTCAGCAATAATTGCACCTATGGTTTCTTTTAATGCTGCCTTCACGCTTTTTGCATAGTCCTTGAAGCTGTCAGCACCTTGTAATAATGTCCCACCTAAACTTGCAAAAGCATCACCAAGAACATCTTTCATGCTAATGGCTGATGCCTTGACTGCATCAAGTTGTGCTTTCATTTGAACAAGTTTTGTACTATTAATCTTGTTTAAACTTGTTCCGATATTTGCCATAACAGAACTGGTTTGTGATAGCACTATTGGCAGTTCTTTTTCAATATCTCCTTGATTTTGAAGTGCTTTATTAATCTGAAGTTGCTTTTCAAGATATTCCTTTTGTGATTTTGCATATGCTGATTTCTCCTGATTAATCTTCACATAAAGTTCAACTTCCTTTTCAGTGTCTGCTCTGGAATTATTTCCCATAGCATTCTGACTTTTTACAATATCATATTCTTCTTGCGCCAAACGTACTTTTTCAGTCATCAATGACATTTCAAGACTTTTGGCTTTTGTTATTGCATCCTGTCGTTCTTTGGCTGGAATTTCTTGATTCCAAGCCACTAACTTTAAATCATTTACTTGTGATTCAATTTCACTTTCTCTCTTTTTTAATTCAAGTTTGTCTTTCCACAACTTATTTTCACGTTCAGCATAACCAACGGCTTCTTTTGCATCATCCTTTATTTCCTGCAATAAACCACCCTGAAACGCTTCTTTTAATTTCTGCCCTGCTTCTTTGAATTTCCCGGAAAAAACTAACGCAACAGCTTCGCCAAGTAATTGGACACGCAAAAGGATTGCGTTAAATACACCCTTAGCAATACCAAGTACTTTATTCAATTTATTTGCACCATCTTCAGTGCCTTTGAGATAACTTACCAACCCACCAAGTGCGGTTGTAATTGCAATTATTATTGCTCCAATTCCAGTACTTATTAAAGCTGTGCGCAAAGTCTTTGCTGCCCCTACCAGATTCCCAAAAACACCTTTAACAGTATTTACTGCACCACCCAAGTTGCCAAATTGACCACCAAGTTGTGGTAAAGCAACATTTGTCAAATTTGAAAAACTATCCTTGATTATGTTATTACTGCCTTGTACTGCACGTTCAAGTGATTTGGCTTCTTTGGTAATTTTGTCTTTACCAGAAGTAAAGCCAGCACTATTCATTAGCACCTTTGCAACAATACTGAAATCTTTTCCTGCCATTTATAAACCTTTCCTATAAATACTTTACTGTTACTTTTCTATGTGCTGAAAAAACTGGTTGTAGCTTTCTTCAAATTCGGCTTGTGTATATTTGTGTTTCGTGTTGTCATTGTCCCAAGGGAAAACTAACCCTTCACCACCACCAAAGGCACTGGCAACAAGTCTGGCTTGTTCCCAAGAATCTCTGTATGAATTGTTGATTTGCAGAATTAAAGCATCAAGTTCAGCATTACTCATTTCATATAAAAAGTAGTCAGTACTGATACTTGAATGACTGGAAACATATGCAAAAACATCAATGGCGCTTAGTTCTTTTTTTTTGCTGGTTCTGCATCTTCTACAAGTGTTGAAGTGTAATCATTAAACACTTTTATGTTGTCTTCATTTTCATCCAGCAAATACAAGAATTCATCAAAGCTGTAATTGAATGTTTTTCGGTTTGCAGCCTTCAGCATACAATAAAAAAGTGTCATATTATCGGTATAACTATCAGTGATTTCACTGATTTTTCTTTTTGTCATTACCTCAAAATCAATGATGGCTTTATTGGTTTTCTTTATCAGATACTCTTGGTTGTTTATTACAATTTTTATGTCTTCCATGATATTCATTTTTCTATAAATACTATGGGTTTCAAAAACGGCATAAAAAAAGCAGTCCCGGATTAGACTGCTTCAAAATAATAAGTAAATAAAAACCCAAAAAAGTGATAATAGAAAGTGCTATTTATGTTAAAGACCAATTACCAATACCACCAATACTTGCGGAATATTCAACTGCTCCATTATAGCCAGAAGAAATCTTCAAATCAGTAAATTTTCCACAACCTGACATATATTTTGCTGCTGTACATAACTGTTGTGGTACTGCACCATTGGTATCAAGACCAAACGCCCAATTAAACTGGCATTTGCTTTTATAAAGATTCACAATACAAGTTGTGTTGGTAACACCGGTGCTGGTAAAATCTACCAATCCATCTGCCGATAAACTGTATTCATCATTCCCAAGAACGAAAGAAACACCATCACGTGTGCTTGTATCAATCTTTTCATATTTAGTGTCAAATGATACGGTTCTACTACCACCTATTGCGGTTTTGGTAGCACCCGTTCCGACATATACAAGAAAGTTTAAACCTGTTAATTTCATAGTGCATTTTCTTATAAATACGTCAAATTATTTTTCTAATTCGTTTTGAACTCAAACACCAGTGTTTGGATGTATAGATTACCATCATAGTTTTCATCAACACCCGTTAATTCACATTGTGTCACAGAAACACCAGAATATGCACCAGATTTGCATTCTAAGGCACTTCTTACTTGTTCAGCTAAATCAATACTACTTGAATAGTCCGTGCTTACCACATCAATCTGAATGCCCGTTAAATTGAACGCAATTCCGTCACGTGTGTATTCTGGCTGCACATATTTCCTTTTGTACACAATGAAAGGTTTTGTTTCATCTTCCGGCTTTGCCAATGGATTTATGATTGACACAATACCAGATAGTTTGTACTTTATATATTTTCCTATTGATATACTCATTTGTATTTCTTTTCATACTTGCTGATAATCTTATTCATTGCACTTGTGAACGTGCTGTACAGATTGCCAAAAATTTCATTTTCAGTTGACTTAAATGCTTTGTAGAAAAACCACGTTGCAGTTATTTTACCAGTCCTGTGACCAGCCGTACCACTTTTCTTGTTTTTCTTGCTGTTGCGCCACTGTCTTTCTTTTGTTCCCTTTTCAAAAAAATATGCCAGAAACCCTTGGTACTTCTTGGAAGTTCTTGCACCAACCATTGCATACCCGCCTGAACCTTCAGGATAATATTTAACACCCATACTTTGCTGAATTCTTTTACTGGTGGTGTTTGCCTTTGCAGCTTCAATTAGTGGCTTTGTCGCATCAGTGTAACCCTTTTTCAGTATCTCATGCTTAATGCTTGAATCAAATTCATCCATCATCTGGTTAAACTCTTTTATATTTTCAACCGTGAATTTCATTGCTGTAGTTCTGCTGTAATTGTCAAAGTCTTTTTGTATTCGGCTTCTTTGATGTTCAGGATTGAATAATACCTGCCACTGTGTTTTATTCGGTACGTTTCATCAAAGTCAGTACGGTATCTGATTTCAAACTGAAGCAGCTTGCTGGCAAACAATTCAAAATTCTGAATGGTCTTATTACCACCAATGTCAATCATGCGTGCACTAACTGTTTTGTAATCAGTGTATGCTATATCCTGCACCGTTCCAAAGTCATTGCTGGTAATGGTTGGTTTCTGCAATGTTATTTTATGTTTCAACAATCCGCTATCCATATCAGTATCTTGTTCCGTAATTGATATAATTTGAAATCAATGCATCAACTGTATCAGGCACTTTATACACTTGGAATCTGGATTTACTTTCCCTGAATTCGTATAAATCAGCAGCCAGATAAATCATTGCGTGCTTTACATTAGCTGGCAAGGTGTTTCCGGTGAACCCGCTTGAATTGCGGTTTATTAAGTCAAATACTTGTGCTTCTGCTACCGGAATAATTTTATATATATAATTCACAGCATCAGTGTTTTCAATATCTTCCCTGACCTGCCAAAGAATATCATTTAAACTTATGAAACTCATATCCCTTTTTTATATAAATACTCGCAAATAAAAAAAGTGGCAAGGTCTGAACCTTACCACCTTTTCAGATTATAGAATTTTTAATGGATTTTAAGTTAAGTTAGCATATGCAAAAGATTCTGAACGTCTTTTTGCCCAAGACCAGTAAGTATTGATTACCAATTCGACCTGACCAGTTTTTGCATAGGTGTAAGGATTCACCAAAACGTCCATTCCGCCCCAGTTTCCGACCAAAAGGTCGTTGAAGTTACCGAAGATAACTTTACCACTTGCCATTGCTGAAGTTGCATAAAGTGAATAACCATTAACAACGTTACCTTCACTTGCAATGAAAATGCCTGAACCACTATCTTTTGAAGTTACCTTCATCTTTCCTTTAAGTGCTGGCGTTGAAATGTATGCAAGTCCACCCATCAATGCATTTGAAGTATTAACAGCAGTTTCAAGTGCAACAACTTTTGTCCAATCAGTACTACCAGTTGATGTGTATGAAACACCATTAAGCATACCAGCAGGACGACTTGTTGAAGAAGCGGTTGCATCAAGTATTGAACTTTCCAGTGTTGCCATAATGCTGTTGCGCATATCATTTATAAGTACCTGTTCTGCACTAACACTATCTTGTGCAAGGAACTGACGAGACACTAAAAGAATGGTTGTGAGTCTCTTGGGTGCTAACGTCACTTCCGAAAAAGTTCCACCAGATTCTGATTTTGCACCAACTTCTGTTGCCCATCCGCTTCCAGTACCTGCATAAACTGGAATACTAATATCACCAGTTAGGTTAGTCATTAACTGTGCACCAGCGTTGAAAACAACTGATGTGGCATATAATTTTCCAATAAGTCCAAATTTGTCCTCGGTTACTATTTCTTGACCAGCATTACCCGTACCAGCTAAAATGTTAGCACGACTTTCAAATTTTGTTGGTAATACAATCTGACCTTTGTACGATAAACCAGATTTGCTAAAAGTATTTCTGCCTTCGTTAAGTAATTCAATACTTCTTTCATCGAATGGGCGACCTTCAGCAGCGTCCCTTATTGTTTTTAATAGAATAGAATTTTCCATATTTTTATTTCTAATAGTAGAATTATTTTTACTTGTAATGTTTGTTTTATTGTCCTGTTCCTGAATGCTTTTGATTTCTGCATCACAGTTTTCAATTATTGATTTGAGTTCATTAACTCTGGTCGCTTCGGTTTCCTGAAGTTTTCTTACTTCTTTTTCACCACCAGAAATAATGGCTTGCATTTCATCAAATGCAACCTGCCTTTTATTCTGTACCTCAATTAATGTCATGATGTATTTTTATTATAAATACGCACAATTATTTTTTGTATCTGTCAAGTTCTTCATTCAGGGTTTTATAATACTGCCTGATTTCTTCAAGCCTTTGGATTTCCTTTAATTCAGCTTCCTTCAGTTCATCCAAATCACGTGTGTAAACATCAGTGGCTTTGTATGCCGGATTTATGACAATACTGAAATCAAACAGGTTTGAAATTCTGTTCACGGTGCGTAAATAAGTCCCGTCTGAACGCTTTTCCCACTTATCATAACCTTTGCCGGGTTCGAAAATGAACCCGAAACTGCAAGATTCTAAATCACCATTTCGAACACTTTGAAGGATTTCTTCACCAAGTGAAGTGCGTTTTGCATTGAAGCTGAAATGAACGCCACGTTCATCTTTCCAGATTTTCAGGCTGCCTTTACCATTTTTTGAACGTGCAAGAATACCGGCATTCTGGTCATGGTTATAGTATAACCCAATATCACCTTTTAATAAGTCATCACTTATTGCTTCTGGTTGGATTATTTCACGGAAAGTACCACCAAGTAATTGTGATTCAGAATTGAAAACAATCGCTGTTCCTGATATTTCACGTGAATCACCTTCACCGGCACGCAATTCAGCATTTACATATCTTAGTTCTTTTTGATTATCCATTGCAAATTTTCTTATAAATACTGCTTATGCTTTTTCCTTCAAATTGTTGTCTTTGGCTTTATCCATTACCACTGGATATTTAAGATTCTGCTGCTGAACTGTTATATATACTTCATCACCCCCTTCAGCATATGGTTGACCAAGTTTCTTTCTTACATCATTGACGCTGTAAAATCCGTTGTTTGTCATTTGGGTGTAGTATGCAGCCGTTGCAGTACTATCCATTTTTATCAAATCGGTGGTATCAAAGTCCAGTGTTATTGTCTGCCGGTCTTTGGGAAGTATTAATTTCCTCACAAACTCATTGATAATCTTTTGCATCAATGGTTGAAGTGTTGTGTTCAAGAACTCAATTTGCATTGCTTCAACTGTTCCTGAAAGCTGTTTTGTATTATCGTGAAGTAGTGCGCTGTTGATATTATACCAGCGTGCAATTTCCGTTATGTTCCATTGTCTGCTTTCCAATAACTGTGCATCACGGGGTGATATACTTAGCTGGTGAACGTTCATTCCAATTGGTACAACAGGTATATTTTTTTGTCCAGATGTGGCATCATAACTGTTGCGCCATACATTCTGGATATCACTAACCTGTTGTGGTGTAGGTCTGCCTTCAGCTTGTATGTAAACATTTGCATTTGTACCGTTTTTAAGAAATTCACTTGAATGAATTTCAGCATTATATGAACCTTCCAGTGATTGCCTTGCATATTCCATTACCGATATGCCGGTTTCAGGGTCATCTGCATCAGGAAAGTTCAACACGTGAATCATATTGCTGTCATCAACAAGTCCTTTAATTCCCTTCACACTGTACTTTTTCTGACCGTTCACAATACCTTTTGCAACTAAGTTGGGTGCAATCAGTTCCAGTTCAGTTGGTGTAAATGATTCATTTCGTTTGATATGTATGTAAAAGTTCCCGTTGTTCAACATATTGCAAATACCAACTTTCCAGAAGTTGTACTTACCCATGCGTGAATTTGGTTGCACTGTTAGAAGTTCCCATAAAGGGTGGTCTTTAAATTCGTGCCTGAACCCCTTTTCATCTATTCTGTAAGGCTTTAAATCAAGTGTAGCAATGGCATCAGAAATACGATTAACAGCACAATACACTGCTGATAATGTCATATTCTTGTTGATTTCAAAACTTGATTTATACGGAATACCCAAACTTGAAAGCGGTATTGTCGTCCAGATGTCACGCTTTTCCAGTTCATGAACTTTTGCCTGAAGTGCTTTAAGTTCTTTATTATTAAACAAACCCATATGGTAGCATTTTTATATAAATACTACCGTTGTGGAATTAGTAAATCTTGAAATCGTATTGTGGTTGGGAAATGCTAAAGTTCAATGCTGTAAGAATTGCAATGACACCATCAATTTTGTTTGCTGACTTTGCTTTATCCGGTTTCTTGTTGCCGTTGTTGTCTTCTCTTAAAACACAATTCGAGAACATCCATCGTGTAATCTTATTGTTATCAATGGTGATGTTACCACCAAGAATTAAACGTTCAAATTCCATTGTACCCGGACTGAATTTACCAATGCTTTGTGGTATAGCTTTCAACTTATACCCTCTGTTCTGCATATCAGTAGCAAACGGCTTTGCGTGCCAGTCATCATAAGCAATGGCTTGTATGTATATGTTGTTGTCATCTGCCGTCTTTTGAATGTCATCAGCAATTATTTGGTAGTCTATTCGGTTGCCAGCTATCATGGTAATCAGTCCCTGCTTTTCCCAATTCTGAAATGTTGTCTGGTCAACAGTACTGTTAAGGTTTTCCACCGGCAGGTAATACTTATTGATGTAACTGAAATTGCCATCTATTTCGAATTGCCAGCTTACAGCCGTTACGTCTGACACTTCACTAAGGTCAACTGCAACAGTGGCTGTAAAGCCTTCAAAATAGTTAAATTCAAGATGCTTGCTGGCTTTTAAGATATATGAATCAGGTATCCAAGTCTTGGCAACATCACACCATACGTTGAAATTCTTGGTTTTGATATCATTTTCCAATGAAACGTTGTTCTTTGCACGCTGTACTTCATCCTGAAGGTTCTTTTTTATTACAGTTACACCAAGATTTGGGTTTGATTTTATCCAGTTTTCAGGGTCTTTCCAGTCATCATTTTCATCAAGTCCATATATGACAGCCAAAAAGTTGTCATCTTCTTTAAGTCCAGCCAGTATTTCTTTGGCAGTGGTATGAAGTTCATAACACGGATATGATTTGTTTGCACCGGCAGTGGTTGAAATGATGAACAGTTTTTCTTCCAAATCAATCTGACTTGACTTCAGGTTGTTGTACAAGTCCCAATTGCGGAAAGCGTGAAATTCGTCTATGTAGGCAACTTTTATTCCAAATCCGTCTTTGCTTTTGTTCTCACTGCTGATGCACTTCAGCGTTGAATTCTGGTAATGAACGCTGTTATACTTCCGAATAATGTAATTTTCATCAGGGTCAAGGTTAATGCAGAAGTTGTTTATTGCCTCAAAATCTATGTCTTGTGCCTGTTCACGTGCATTTGATGCCAGGACCAGCCGGTTGCCTGAACCATCAAACAGCAAACAGTAAAGCATTATACCGGCAGCCAGTGCAGTCTTGCCATTCTTTTTTGCAACAGAAAAATATATTTCATTGAAACGTCTTTTGCCTGTTTCCTTCCAGTGCCAGCCAAAGATTTGTGCAATGAATAGTTTCTGCCAAGGTTCTAAACTGAAACTTTGTAATGCATATCGGTCTTTTGTGTGCTGTAGATACCCGAAAAAATCAAAAACCTGCTGTGCTTTCTGTTCATCAAAGTAAATATCCTGCCTTTTCAAATCACTTTCGAAGCGGTTCACCATTAACCTTACTTCATTGCAGCTTCTGATTTGTCCAGTTTTTATGTCTTCTATGTATCTGTGAACATCCTGCATCTGGTATTATGCCATTTTCTTCATCATTCGTTCAAATGGTGATATGTCTTTGATATTCTTTATTTGCGCCTTCTTGTTCAGTTTTATAATGGAATCAATTTGTTTCCCAATTGCGACATTTAACTGGTACATCAGATAGGCATTAACGGTTTCCCCTTTCTGGAAATCACTTAACATTTTATTGTACTGGCTGACATTATTCAATACCAGTTCTTTTTGAACATCGGTTGCGCCAAGTTCATCCAGCATCTTTACCGTATTCTTTATGCTAATCTTTTTCATACTCCGCTTTCATATCTAAATACATAGTCTTTACAAATTGCGTTTGTCAGCTTCATCAGGTTCGCATTTGGAACGGTGGCAACAATGGTTTTAAGTTCTTTCAGCAGTTCTGCCGGAATCAACACCGTAATGATGGTTTTCTTTTCGTGAACTTCACCACGTCTTAAAATGTAACGCTGTTTGTAAAGCCGGTTCTTATCCAAGTAAACATCAATTACATTCATCCGTACACCAAGTGCAGCAGCAGCCAATTTCTTGTTGTCATACCTTTTAGTTTCATCTGTATGTGTATCAATTATCCAGATATCTGATGTTATGTTTTTATTTCCTGTACTCATTTTAAGACCCCCTTAATTTCAATTTTTGTGTAAGCCAACTTTCGCTGTGGTTTTCAGGCACTTATGAATGTTTTAACCCCCATCCCCCTTATTTTCAAATAATTATAATTAATTAATTACCAATACATTTCAGGTATTGTGTACTTGCCGTGTTCAATGTCATGGCATGACTTGCAAAGACTTTCCAAATTATCAATTGAGGTAGCCAGCCAGTACTTTTCTTCATAGGTTCTGCCGGTTGATATTGGTTGCTTGTGGTGCACTTCATGCACATCTTTCACAATGCCTTTGGTTATGCAGCGTTCACAGACCGGATTCAGCTTCAGCTTGACTTTCCGAACCTTTTGGTATTTGTTGTAGAACTGTCTGTACTTCTGATAATATTCAATTGTTGCAGCGTCCATTGACCTTGTATTCATTGACGTACAGCATATAGATATGCAGCAGCAGTTCTTGCACGCTAATACCATACTGTTCACTGATGGTGGTTAGCTTCCCATATGTGCTGTAATCAATGCTGACTTTCTTCCTTATTTTTTCTTGGTCATCATGCTGACCATAGATATCAAAGACTTCATCAAGTGCCGTTAATACCAGTGCATCCATTATTTCTTAGCAGTGTATGTGGCAATGTAAAAGCCTTCTTTGCAGTTATTTATGGCATATATCAAACTATCTGTGCGGAACATAAATTCACCGTTGTTGGTGTAGAACGTTCCGGCTAAATGGTTGTCAAATATGTAGTGCCGTAAAACACCATATGCTTCCATCTTGGACTGGTGGTACTGTATTTCTTTCTTGTCTTTCATTTACTCTGATATTGAATATTGTTATTTTCGGCATCAAGCATTGCCTGAAGACCAGCGTTGATTTCAGCAAGTCTTTTAATCAGGTACTGCTTGTATTCACTGACTGTCATGGTTGGTTTTCCTTCTTTCCTGTCTTTCATTTTGGTGTGTTTTAATACTTCTTATTTTCTTATAAATACTTGAAGTTTGGGAAACGACATAAAAAAAGCACCTTGGTTGGTGCATTTTTTTAATTGCTTGATAATAACCATTGTGAGAAATCCCCGAATGGTGATTATCAAGTAGTTATGTAAGTTGTTTGTATTGAAGAATATTATTCATACCTGATTACTTTATCATGCCAGTACTCTGCATTAAAACACAAATGGTTTACCCGCTTGTCTTTGGTGTAATCCTGACTATCATTCAGTGTTGACCGCTTGCATGGGTGCTGATACACTGCAAGAATATCAGAGTTTGCACCCTGTTTGAACCTCTGGCTTAAATTAAACGAAATGCAGCAGTCATTGAAGTAGCATATGTAGTTAATCACTATGTTCTTGTTCTGCTTCCAAATCGCCTGTAAACCCTGCAATTTGGAATTCTCAATCATGGTCTTACCAGACCAGTCTTTTGCATTAAGGTTTCTTACCTTGAATTCATTGACGAATTGTCTGCCGGTGGTGGTTGTGCCGGAGCAGTCCCAACAGTCAAAGAAATTTGGTGAACGTCTGATTTCTTTCAGATACTTGGAGTTCTGAACCACAAAATATACGTATGCAACAGCTTCAGCATACTTGACTTTATCAATTGTTTCTTGGGTTATCATTTCTTCGGCAATTGGTGTAATGGGTCATTGATTATTGATTTAAGATTAACATTCATTTGTTTGTCTTTCTTCACGCTGGTGAACAGTTGTTCAGTTTGCCCCGGTACAATATTGGGTTGTTTATTGGTTACATAATCATTGACGTAAGTGTTATTTAAATTACCTCTTTCAATTGGGGTGTTATTATTCTTAGCTTCAATAATTATGTCAAGAAGGATTTGGAAGTAAAGAACCTTTTCATACGTCTTCAAATCCATTGGCGTATTGATTTGCTTTTTGTGTTCATTATAGATTGAAGTCAGGTATTCAACATTGTCTTCTGTGAAATACATTGGAGTATGGTTATTAATTTCATACTGGATTGCAATACCATCATAACCCAATCTTGAAGTCTGGCTTTTTTCTTCATTACCCATTTGGGGTGTAAGTGTAGTCTGCGGAGTCACCGAAGGTGATGACGGAGCAGACGAAACTGAAACCCCAAAATCCGAAGCCGAAGGCTGTTCTTTTTTATTTTCTTCTTTTCTTTTTTCTTCTATTTTATTTTCTTTTATTTTATTGTTGGTATCATACTGAGGTTTGTTAGTATCAATACTAACGGATACTAAGGTGTTAGTATCTTCTTGAAGTATTACTTTAGGTGAATCTGCATACTGAGGGTTAGTATTTTCGGATACTAAGGTGTTAGTATTACCTGATTTATTCCACCTTGTTTCAATAGCTTTCTTTGCTTTTTCTTTTCTCTGTTCTGGTGTAAGCATTGCTGCACTTTTTTTACCAGCTTCACTTGCTGCGTTATATTTAGCGTCAAAGTATGACAATGCTTCTTCAAGTTCGGCAGACCCGAATTCATTACCGTCAACAATGAAGTAACTGTTGATAATGGTCAGTACTTCTTCTTCAGAAATATGAAGGTTAAATGCAATGTCCGGCACTTCTGATAGTTGTAATTTTCTGGTCTTGCTGTTAGCTAACATCTGCAATATGGCAATGTATTGACCGTAACCCTGCCAACCTTTGGTTCTTCTGATGTTAAGTGATAATGTACTACTGTAATGTGTAGTACTTACTGGAAAATAAACGGCTGTTTTCATTATACTGGCTGTTTAATAAAATTATTTCTTGGTTGTTTAACCCTTAGTGGCTGGCAGGTAACAGCCAAGAAAACCTGCCAGCCAAGGGACGGTTGTTATACCGATTTTATATAAATACTGGTCTTTCCATTTTAAAATGGCAGGTCTGAATAATCACCTTGGTCATCACCAATTAGTTCTGGTTCTTTATTTTCATCCCTTACCCATTGCCAAATGTCGGTCAGATATCCCTTTGCATTTCTTACCGTTATTGGGTGGTAAGGGTCAGAATTTAATGTCAGGTCATCAAAGAAGTCATTGAACCACCTTTCAGAAAAGATTTGGTGTATTTGTTCCGGTGTAACGGTCTTGCCGCAAACACCAAACAGTGTCATGACTAAGAAATCCATAAATGCATCACCATCGTAATGTGTTTTGAGGTCTTCAGGTGATACACCAGATTTTACTTGGTCACCACACCATTGTTCATACCGTCTTGCTTCATTAAAAAATGTCTGGAATACGGGCAGCATTACTTCCATTGCCTGTTGATATGTTAACGTTGTCTTCATTTTCTTACTTGTTTTTATTACTGTTATTTTTCTCCGGCAGAACAACACAATATGCCTTTGGAAATCTGCCGTGCACTTCTGGTGATGCCACTTGAATTCGGTATTCTTTTTTCCTTTTCATATGGGTCATCAAACCAACACCGCTTTTTTTAATCCAACACAACTGAACGTTATATCCTGCTTTCTGTAATTTTTCCAGCCTCTGGCTCACTTGGGTGTTGTCGCTGATAATGCTATCAACTTCAACCTCTGCTTCAAAAATGTCTTTCATGGTCTTAAATTTTACCTATCAAATTATTTTTATGTAGTCGCCTACATAAACTACCTACTTGAACATTTTTGAAACGCCATGAAAACGGGTGTTCTGACCCTATCTTTTAAGATTTTTTAACATTTGACGGGGTAATTGCGGGTCTTGGTCATAAAAATAGGTCCGTCAACTTTGACGGACCTATTTTATGCGTCCTGCCGGAAACTATGCAGCTTTGTTAAAGGAACTCACATACTGTGAAATAAATCTTTGCATTATTTCAATGATGTCTTGTTCGACAAGAGAAAAGCAAACCAAGTTCTTCTTGTCTTTGTACTGGTTCAAGATAACGTACAGTTTATGACCGGCAATCTCCGTACCTTTAAAGACATATTCATAAGCCGTCAAGATGTTTGGGTGTTCTTTTGTCCCGAATGATGCATAAACATTTGCATCTGGGTCTTCACACATTTTAATAAAAGATGCTGCTCCGTCACCTTCTATTTCAAAGCTAAATTTGCACGCTTCTGTAAGTCTCAAACCTTTAAGGTCAAATCCGAATTTTTCTCTGTTTTTCATATATGTATTTGTTTTTGTTTTCAAACACATATACGAAAGTTTTAGACCAGATGTTACAAAAAACTGATACAGTTGACCAGTGACAGTTTTTATTGATGTTAATGCAAGAAAGCTGGTGATAAAAAAAAGCAGCATTTCCTGCTGTGGAAAAAAAGTCTCGCTGCACGCTACCTTGAAGTAGCTTAGAAGGAAATGCTGCATATCAAAGTTCGACAATAAACAAAAAGAAACAAAATTTATTTTCATATGACATTGATTATCATCTGAGGTGTATAATAATTGGATATTATGTATTTTTAATAAATGCTTTACAATCCTCATTCCACAATGGGACTGACCGTACCGAAGGTATATTTTTTATATTTCAATACTAAATGCTATAATCTTAATACTCAATTACTAACATATAAATTATCAGTAAGATGAAGGATTTCGTAAATAATAATGTTTACAATTTATTAAGTGTTACCATTGGAGTAATTGGATTAATATTAGCCATAGTGTTCTATTTTAAATCCAAGAGGGTAAAAAAGCCTTTCTATTCAAAAGTCAGTATAAACCTTTTGAAGCGTGAATTAAAGAGAATTGGAAATATTGAAGTTAAGTACTTAAACCAAAGTGTTGATGATTTTACCATTACAAAATTAGTTTTCTGGAATGGCGGTCATGATACAATAAATAAATCTGACGTTCCTGAAAATTCATTATTGAAAATTGAGCCTCAACAAGAAATTATTATTTACGGTGCAGAACTGCTATATCAAACAGATAAATCAAATGATTTTAATATAATTCATGACAAAGAAAATAATACGGTGTTAATTGATTTCGATTATATGGACTTTAACCAAGGTGGTATAATAAAAATTTTGCACTCTGGGGATTCTTCGTCCAACCTTAATCTTATCGGCAAAATAAAAGGAGTTGGGAATATTAAATATATACCTGACGAGAGGTTAGATACTACATCAAGTTTTTATATTGGAAAGGTGGTGTTTTTTTTAATAGGTGCTATATTTATTGGATTAGCTGTGTACTCCGTTATTGCAAAATTTCTTAACGGCATCTTTATTTTTGTGCCCTTATTTGCTTTTTTAATGATTGGGCTTCGTAATACATTTCTTTCAATAAAACTCCCAGAAAATATTTCTAAACACTACATTGATTAATGCAATATTTTGACTTGCCGTACATACCGCCGAACGTTAACTGCAAGCGTAAGACAAGCTGATTAATTGAGAAGATGGAAATAATTTCGTAATTGGATCCTGAACCAAATACCAACAATTAACTGACTAAGAAAAATATGCCTGACCTTTTCACATTATCATTTAAAAAGGAAATACCATTACAACATAATATTGTATCTAATGAGTTGATTCTTAATATATTTGAAAAAGGTCTTAGAAAATCTTATTGTGACAAGATTACTGTAATTGAGCCAAACAAGTTATCTATTGTAAATGAAGACTTTAGAATAAAACCTGATCTCAATTGGAATATCTGGTACGGTATTAACAAGGCTGAGATCACAATTATCAGAACCCAGGAAAACAAAACAACAATTAAATATAAACTGTATTACACCAAAGCTTTCATTTTCTTCATACTAATTTCATTTTTTGCTGGGGCATTTAGCTCTGGAATTAATTCTGACTTAAAAGGAAAGGTAATTGCAATCGGATCAACGGTTTTAATAATACTTCTGCTTTTTGTCGTTAGCTTGTCAATATTACTAATTGGCCATAGGAACTTAATCAACGATTGCTTTCAACAAATTAAGAATGCTTCAATGCAGAATTAATAAAGACAAGGCAAATTCAGATAAAGTGAAAATACGCCAGCAGTTAACAGGTCGGTATATGTCATTGGCTTTTCCGCACCGCGAGAACTTTCTGGCTAA